TGGCCTCCGTGCACTACCACGAGCGGTTCCCACCCCCGCGCCGTCGCCGCCGTGTGTCCGTCACCGAGCGTCTGGCGACTGCGGCGGTCGTCATCGGGCTGGGGCTTAGCCTGCTCGCCGCACTCGCCCTCGCGCTGTTGTTCCTGTACATCGCGCTCGAGCTCGTGCTCGGCATGTTTCGTCTGATCCGGGAGGCACTGTCTGCATGACTGATTCTCGACTCGCGCGGCGCGAGCAGAACGAGTCCATCGATCAACGCTCACCCAGGGGGCTGACCCTTGACATGGTGACCGAGATGACGGGTTACGAGCCCGCGCAAATCGCGCTGGTCTCGAAAACCGTTGCCATAGGTGCGCCCTTGCAGGAGTTGGCGGTGTTTTTGCATGCCTGCAAAACGCTCCACCTGGACCCGCTGCTAAGGCAGGCGTACTGGATTCGCCGCCGTTCGGGTGACGAGATGAAGGGCGCGCTCCAGGTCGGCATCGACGGCTTCCGCGCGATCGCTGAGCGCTCGGGCGCGTACGCCGGCTCAGAGCCGCCGCGGTTCCTCGGCCAGATCGAATGGAGCTACAAGAACAGCGTCGTCATCGTGCCGGAGCGAGCGCAGGTGGTCGTCTGGAAGATTGTCCAGGGCCACAAGGCAGCGTTCACCGGCGAGGCGAACTGGATCGAGTTCTGCCCGGCTGAGAAGGACGCATTCATGTATTCGAAGATGCCCCGGCACATGCTGGCCAAGGATGCCGAGGCGCAGGCGTTGCGGAAGGCATTCCCTGCGCTGCTCGGGTCGGTGCAGATCTCGCCGCTCGCGGAAGGCGAGTCGCCAGAGTCCGAAGCCCGCCTGCAGGTGGTCGAGCGCAACGACCGGGCGAAGCTGGTCGCCGACGCGGCGAAGTATGACGACATCTTCAACGAGTCTCGCCATGCCGAGCGGTTGTCAGGCGCGGCGACGGAGCTCACCACTCCGGAGCCGCCGCTGGCGATGGTGACCTCGAGGAAATCGCCGCTCTGGACAGACTTCACGGCAGTCCGCGCGCAGGCGGTGGCGGAAGGGCTCGAGGTGCCTGACCTGGACCTGCCACAGACCGAGGAGTCGCTGCGGACGTCCACGGCCGACCTGTCCGAAGCGGTCGCGGCCGCGCGTGCTGAGTTCGACCACTGAACATGATGGCTAGATCGACGGACGAGTCGGCAATCGCGGTGCCGGGCAGCCTGAGTGCGGCCGGGTTGGACCTGCGCCCAGGACTGTCACTGAACGAGTGGACCGCGGTCGGTACGGCACTCGCTCGCGTGGACCGTGCTTATCGCTGGTGGGTGGGCGACTGGCTCAACTATGGCGAGCGTGAATTTGGCGAGGCATATGGCGAGGCGATTGCGGCAACGGGGCTCGATTACCAGAGCCTGGCGAATTCCAAATCGGTAGCTTGCTCGGTTGACTTTTACCGTCGACGGGAAAAGTTGACCTGGGCGCACCACGCCGAGGTCGCGGCGCTCGAGGGAGCCGAGCAGGACTGCTGGCTTCAGCGAGCGGAAGAAAACCGCTGGACAGTCAAGGAATTGCGCGCGTGGATCAAAGGGAGCAAACGCAAACCGTTGCCGACACACACGCCACTGCTGCGGTTCTGTCAGGACCTTGAAACGCCGATCATCGTTGCACAGATCCTGCGCGTCTACTTCCCCGATGCAGAGACGGCGTTCGACTCAACGGGTGGCGATGGTGGATTCTGGGACGGGTCCGAACCAGTACAGGTCACCGCGTTGTACGTCGACCCCCGACATGCCGCGAATGGGCATGTGCCTGACTTCCGCCACCTGGACCACGATGACGAAGCGTTCGACGTCGCGCTGATTGATCCGCCGCATCTGGCGGATGGCGGCACCGATTCGATCATGGCTGAGAAGTTCGGCACCTATGCCGATCAAGACCTGCCTGACGTCATCCGCGACGGCGTGCGCGAAGCCTGGCGGGTCGCGCGGTTGGGAATCATTGTCAAGGTGACCGATCACGTCCACGGTCAGCGCTACGTGCTGGAGAGTGATTGGGTACGTGAGGCAATCGGACAACCCCCGTTCGATGAGGTGTACCAGGTCCGATCGGGAGCCATGATCGATCCCAAGTGGGAGGAGCAACTCAGTGCGTACAACAACGGGTCGACGTACCTGATCTTCCGTAAGAGCGATCAAAAACACGTGCGGAGGCAGTCTTGAGACTCAGCCTCGAGGACCTGAGCGAGTTCGGTCGCGCGCGACTGGAGGATGACTACTCAGCGGTTGATCGCCGTGACGGTGGCAAGACATCCCGTGCTGATTTCGCGCTGGGGTGGATGGCGGCGATGGTGCGAATCCGCCAGTGGTCGTACTTCACGGCCGAGGCCCGGGGCCGACTGGAACACGTCGCATGAAGGACATCCCTCCGGACTTCTGCCCGGTTCACGCGTTCGAGCAGGAGCCATGCAAAAAGTCGTGCTGGCGTCAGCGGCTCGACCTCGCCGTGCTCCAGGCCGACTACGAGCGCTACTGGCTGGACGTCTACGGGAGGCAGGATGGACCCCAACGCTGAGGCTGTCGTGAAGGCGGCACGCGCATTCATAGAGTGGCATCAGAAGGGGCAGCCGGGAACACCCGGGACGCTGTACCCGATGACCTACGCCGTCCAGGACAAGTGGCACGACGAATGGGACAACCGGCTGGAGGTGTTGAGGTGGGCCGTCATGATTCTTGACACCCCCTTCACCAGCCCGCCTGAGAGGCAGGCGGCGGAGTGACCCTGCGCGAGCTGGCCGACGCGATGGAGGAGGTTGCCGACTATCTGGATGCAGGCAACGGCTTCGACCGGGCGTGGGCCAACCACCTGCGGATTGACGCAAAAGCCATGCGCATGCTCGCTACGGCGTACCGCCATCGGATCCCTGATGAGGTCGCCACGTGACATCAACGACCACCGGCCGCGCGGTCCTCCTGCGCCACACCAGCGAGGCCAACTTCGAGGACTGGGTGATCAGGATGGCGGAACGCTACGGCTGGTGCGGCTTCCACGTCCGCATCTCGCTCGCGGCCGTCCGTGGCGTGCATACCGCGCGGCGGCACAAGCACGCCGATGCTTACGGGTGGCCGGACTGGATCTTTTACAAGGCTGGTGGACCGATCCTGTACCGCGAGTTGAAGACCGACCTCGGGTACGTCCGCGGTGACCAGAAAGAGTGCCATGCGCGACTCCGCTCGGCCGGCGCGGACGTCGGAGTGTGGCGGCCCAGCGACGAAGCATTGATCCTGGCGACCTTTCGGAGGGTGGCATAGCTATGTGGATCGAATCGCACCAGGCGCTCGGGCACCACCCGAAAACGCTCCGGTTGGCGACGGAGCTCAAGTGCAGCGTGCCGGCCGCGGTGGGATACGTGCATTTCCTGTGGTGGTGGGCGCTCGACTATGCACCGGATGGAGTGGTGCCAGCGGCGGAGCAGCCACTGGTGGCGCGGGCCTGCGAGTGGTCTGGTAAAGCGGAGCGATTCTGGGCTGGATTGGTCGAGGCGCGGTTTGTGGACCGGGTCGACGGAGGCCTGCAAATCCACGACTGGTTGGACTACGCCGGCCGCCTGATCACTCAACGTGCAGCGAATCGTTCGCGAAGCGAACGCACACGCAATGCGAATCGTTCGCGAAGCGTTCGTGAAGATCAGCCCGGACGGTCCGGGGCTACCGTACCTACCGTACCGGACCAACCGGACCGGACCGTACCGGACCTACCGGAGACGTCTCTCTCCGGCTCCAAGAAGTTAAATCCGGCCGGCCCGGCTCGTCCCGGCCCGGCCCCGGGCGCACCCGCGCGCGAGAACGGCGCAACGGACCCCACACTCCTCGCCGAGCACCTGCGGCTCCTCGCCATGGAACGAGCCAGGCGTGCCCTTGCCGAGCCAGCCAGTTCAAAAAATCTTTCGAAGACGGGAGACGACGACGACGATGTTGATCACGGTTGACATTGCTCGTGACCTCGCGGCCGATTGGCGCGAACGCTTCGACGATGAGGCCGCCTTCGAACTCTCCTGGTCACGTTACTTCGAAACGGCCACCGTCCCCGACACGGAGCGCCTCGAGGCATGGCTGGCCAAGGACTTCGCCAAGCACCAGGTCCTCCATGCTGGCATCGTCCACGAGCCCCTGCTGCCGACCCACAGCGCGTACCAGCCGACCCAGTGCCAGCACTGCGGCGGTCATGGCTACGTCCGCGTCAACGTGCCGTTCGACCATCCAAACTTCGGCAAGGCGCTCCGCTGCCCGGACTGCAACGGCGGCCAGCGCAGCCAGGTCGTCTCCGCCCCCGACGGGGACCGATGAGTGACCCGCGGCGTTGCCCATCCGCCCGAGCTCCGCGCCGAGGTGGTCGCGGCCGTCCTGGCTGGCCTCTCGATTGTCCAGGCGGCGGCGCAGTTCGGCCTCGACAAGGGGCTGGTGTCACGCTGGGTGCAGTCCGCGGGGTTGCAATTGGTTGCAACCGATCAACATGCGCGCAAACTCGAGTTGCTGGAGGGTCTGATCTTTGACCTCGTCGCTGAGCACGCAGTCACGCTTCGCGCTGAACTTCAGGCCGCAGCTCGCCCGGATTGGCTTGAAAAACAATCCGCTGCCGAGCTTGCCCAACTCGTGGTTGCCCAACGCGATACCCTCATTCGACTTCTCGCCGGATTCCGACCCATCCCCGACCAGCCAGACCTCTCTGCACCTGCCGATGCCCCATCCAGCGCAGCAGACGATCCTGGATGAGGCGGTCCGCTTCAACGTGCTAGCGCTCGGTCGACGCGCTGGCAAGACCACGCTCGCCGAACGCGTGCTCACCGGGACCGCGCGGCAGGGCAAGCCGGTCGGCTATTTCGCGCCGACCTACAAGCTGCTCAGCGATACCTGGCGACACCTGCGCCAGGCCCTGCAGCCCATCACCGTGGTCAAGTCGGAGCAGGAGCATCGGCTGCAGCTCGCGGGTGGCGGGACCATCGAGATGTGGTCGCTCGACGACCCCAACCCGGCGCGCGGCCGCAAGTACGGGCTGATCGTGGTCGACGAGGCGGCGATGGTCCGCGACCTGATGGAGATCTGGCAGCTCGCGCTACGGCCGACGCTGACCGACCTGTCAGGCGGCGCCTGGTTCATGTCCACGCCGCGCGGCCTCAACGACTTCTGGACGCTGTACCAGCAGGGCCAGGATCCGCTCGAGCGCGAGTGGAAGTCCTGGCAGATGCCGACGTCGGTCAATCCGCACATCGACCCCGACGAGCTCGCCGCGGCCAGGGCGGAGCTCCCCGAGCGGGCCTGGGCGCAGGAGTACCGCGCGGAGTTCCTGCAGATAGCGGGCGGCGGCGTGTTCCGCGGCGTCGATGCCGTGGCCAGGCTGAAGCCGCGGAATCCCGAACGGGGGCATCAGTACACCATCGGTGTTGACTGGGGCAGGACCAATGACTTCACGGCGTTCTCGGTCATCGACGCGACGCTCATGGAGCAGGTCGCACTGGACCGTTTTTCAGAGATCGACTACGAGCTGCAGACCGAGCGACTGCATCGGTGGTGCGATCTGTACCGCCCGGTCCTGGTCGTCGCCGAGGCCAACGCGATGGGCAAGCCGCTGGTGGAGCGCCTCCAGACAGGCTATGCCAGGCTGCTGGGAAAACCTCGAGCGGCCTTACCAGTGTGGTCGTGGGATGCCACGAATGCCTCGAAGGCAGCGCTGGTGCAGGCTCTCGGGCTGGCGATCGAGCAGGGCAGTGTGACGCTGCTGGACGACGAGGTGCAGACCGCGGAGTTGCTCGGGTACGAGGCTTCGGTGCTGCCGAGCGGGATGATTCGCTACGGCGCGCCGAGCGGCATGCATGACGATTGTGTAATTGCGCTCGGTCTGGCGTATCTGGGGGCGCAGCACGAGCAGAGCCCGGTGCCGGCGCGGTCGAGCTACGCGTTCGGGGCGGGGAGGCGATGAAATTGTCAGGGAGGTTACGTCGATGACGAACATTCGGTTACCAGCAATCGCAGTCGAGCAGGATCATTCGCTCGAAAAGGCTGCGGAAAACACCTCGCTGGCGTTGATGGAGCACCGCTGGCACTGGACGCTCGACGACTCGAACCCCGAGCGGGTGGCGATGCGCGAGTATGCGCGGCAGGTAGGCCGTAGCCATGTGCTTATCCACTCCTATGCGAAGGGGTTCCAGATT